GGTTATTGTCTTGAAGCTAACCCACCTTGCTTCTTCTTATTAGCTTTAGGTAAATTCTTTCTTTGTATAAAACCACCTGATGCAGTAGAAAATCCCATGTCAGTAGAACCTGAACTACCACTAGAACTACTTGTACCACCTGCTCCGGGGTCATCATTGCTATCATTAAAGGCAGAATATATATCATCTGTTATACCATAGGAAGTTGGAATATTAGTAGCTCCTTCGGACATTTCATTTATAGCTTTTGCCATTTCTTTATTTCTTTGAAGATTCTGAAAAGTTTGTGTTCGTGTATTTTTAGGCTGTCGGCTCATAAACTCATCAAAGTATTTAGTAGTTCTTCCTATTTTAGGGTCAGTTAATTTACCTATAGCAGATTTAGAAGCTTTTGTAGCACTAGAAAATTCAGTAGGGTCTATCATAGGGTCGGCAACTCTAGGGTCAATATTAACTTTAGAATTAGATATTTTATCTCTTGATATATTACCCTGTGTAATTTGACCCGGAATAATATCTGGTCTTCTAGTAGGTAATGCAATATCTTTTTTAGTTGTAGTAGTTTTAGTTTTATTGCTCATGTCTTCAGAGCCAGTTGTAAATCTTTTATCTTCTTCTACAGATGCTTTCTTTGTACCACCACCTGTTTTATATCCTAGCTCTGTTGCCCATGCATCATATCTTTCTTTTCCTTTTTGCCCTAATGAGTTATATTCTTTTGTAGATACAGTAGAACCATGCCAACCTGTATTAAAACTTGCTGACATATGTTTAGCAAAATCTGCCGCACTTTTATATGATACCGTTCCTTGTTCTGTTTGAGATGCAGAACCATCTGCGTTCATAGCTAAACCATTTTTATGAAAGACACCATTACTAACTATATCTACATCACCTGCTTCATTGCCAAATTTAAAAGTAGGAGTAGCTCCAAACATAGCACTAGAGTTTCTTATGTTTGTGCCAAATGCTTTTTGTGAATTAGCTTCTAGTATTTTTGCAGGGTCTTGTGATACAATACCTGCACCTGCTACATCAGCAGCTTCATCATCTAAGCTTTGAAAGTCAGGTCCTTTATCCTTACCTATCAGATTACTAATAATAGTTCCACCAATGGCTGCTATAGGATTTATTAAAGCACCTAAACCTGTGGCTAAACCTTTACCTAATCCTGAATCTTTTCTTTGTGCGGCTTTAGCTAAATCAGATACTGCTGTAGATTTAATACCTACACTGTCATCATCACCTGCTTGTGTAGTAGCACTTCTAGCACGTACATCTGTTACAGTTTGTTCTTGTTCTTTTTCTTTTTCAGCAACAGGTTCAGGTGTATATCCAGCAGGAATAGGATAGATAGGATTTCCGTTTACAAAAGGTATATATAATTTCTCTCCTGCATCATTTACATATACACGTGTTTCTGATTGTTGTTGTTGCCCAAACGGTGTACCTATAGCTTGCTCAAATGTATAAGGTGACCTTTGTTGCACTTGTGATGATGCATACACAGGTGCTTTTGGTGTTTGTACAGTAACAGGTTGTGCTACTTGTTGTGGTTGTGTTTGAGCAGGAGTAGCGAACATAGACTGTTTAGTAAGTTGTGTTGTAGGTCCTTGTATATTAACTCCCGGAACTACACCACCTTCTGCCATTTGTGTAAATGGTACATTGTCAGGTAATTTAGCTTGGTCAGAGTTACCCATCTGACCCATATCTTCCATCTTCTGTAAGCCTTGTTTAGCTTGGTCTCTAATACCCATAATCTTTTCTAAGCCATGATATCTAACAACATCAGCAGGTAATACAAACTCACCCTCACTTAATTGAGCAGGTATATCATCTCTTACTTCTTCTTGAGTCGAGCCAATAGGTACAGGATTTTTAGATACAGGGTCTTTAGTTTTACCTTGGTCTTTAAATCCACCATCTTCAAACAATTCCATTTGGTCGCTTACAGGTTTTTTAGCCATCTTTTTTATTTACCTCGTCTCTCAAATATTTTAATCGTCTTAATGCCGCTATTGCACCTTGAGTTCTGTACATAACAACTGTGTCTTCTGCTTGCTCTATAGCTTTATGATGCTGTTCTATTAAAGCATCTAAATACTTATTGAGTTGTTGTTGGTGGTTGACTAGGGGTTTGAGGTTGCCCAGTATTTGCTTGTCCATTTCCACTAAATCCTTGTTCATTTGGTTGAGGTGCTTGACCTGTTCCTATTGTACCACCACCTGCTCCTGTGGGGTCCATTGGGTTTGCACCTGCTGCAGGTTGTTGTCCTTGAGGTGGCTGAGGTCCTTGAAACTGTTTAAGTAACTCTGCCTGTAATACTGCTTCATCCATATTATTAGTAACCTTTGAAGGGTCTAAGTCCATAGCTTTAGCTATTTCTCTAATAATATAATTAAACTTAGCAAACGGAGCAAGGGCAGGATTAGATGCAGTTTGTAAAAATTGCATTAGTCTTTGGCTACGAACCTCATTTGCCATTAAGCTTTCAGTTCCTCTAGCATGAACTTCTAAATCACCTCTTATTTCTGGGTCAAAATTAAATTGCATATTAAATCTAAATAATCCTTCACCTAATGGTTTAAGTAAATAATCATCTACATTCTTAATAACAGTTTTAATACTGCCACTTGCTGCGTTCATTAACATAGATATACCTGATGCTGTTCTACCTACACCTGATACACCTGTTTGACCATGAGAAAAAGAAGGTAGTCCAGTGCTTTCATCAGCTAGTTGTCTAGCCTTATCAAACAGTTGCAAGTTTTCGTTTGATACATTAGGGAACTTTGTACCAAAGATAGCTTGACCCGGAGCACCCCCTTGTCTTCTAAATACTTTACCCGGATATACAGATAAATCTTGACCCGGAACTAAATTAGTTTCGTCTACTTCTATAAGCAAGTTACCTGATAACACAGCATTATCAACAGCCATTCTCATAAAGCCATTCATTAATGTTTGTGTGTCATCCATGTTCTCTGCTAAACCTACACCAAAGAATGAATATGGATTTAACTCAAACGGTGCAGCCATGTATGGTATCTTAGCAGGTTTAAATGGATTAAGTACAACTCTAAGTAATCTACCACCTGATACCCACACATTAACTTGTAACTCTTCAAAGTCTTTTAACTCTTTAGGTATCTCAACACCTTGTTCTTCTAACATGTCAGTATCTAACATACCCCAATATTCAAGAACTTCAAATCTTTCTACATAACTATCTTGGTTATAATCTATTAAATCATCTTCCCAATACTTTTTAGTATAGTTCTCACCATCTGCTATTACTTCTTCGATAACTGTATCTCTAAAATAAGGTCTACGTTTTAAAGCACGTAATTCAGAACGTGACATTTTGTGTCGTTCTATTATGTACTGTGCTTGCTCAATATTAGTACTATCAGGGTCAGGATAAAAATTCCAAACGGAAACATGACTGACTTGAGGAATCGTTTTAAATACCGGAGAATACTCACCTTCTTCGTTCCAGTTCGGATATTCTTTGTCAACTGCAAAAGGTCCTTTCATTACTCCTGTACCAAACAATGCCATCTCAAAAGCTGTACTTCTAAGATGTTTGTTGGCATGTGATTCTTGCAGTTGGTCCATGATTTGTTTTTCCATAGACTTAGCTGCAATCATCGCAGGACTATATGTTATCGCTGTAGGAGTTTGTCCACTGCCTTCTTTAAGGTTTTCAATATCTCCAAGCTTTTCTTCCAAAGGACCAAGCATATCTTGCAAACTCTGTGCTGTAGCTCCTTTAGGAAGTTCCTTGCCATCTCCCATGAAACCATAGGGAGAAACCATATCTTGTCCATTATCTTGATTACGTAATTCTTGAGGTTCTTTAGGGTCGAAACTAACATCTTTAGCAACTCCTTCTGGTAATTCGGTTGGTTCTATACTTATAGGAAATTTGTTTCCTGCAAATAATACATCAGCTATCTGTCCATAAGCAGCCAATGTTTTTGTTTTTGTTATCTTAATAAATACTCTAGACTTTTCAGCTTCGGTAAATTGAACATCAGGTCCATATATACCTCTGTAATTTCTATAGGCACGAACCCATCTTGTTTCATCATCATATCTATAGTCTTCTGATTTTTTAAATTGAGACATGACATGATTAGCAATACCTTTTACTTCAGTATCCGTTACATCAGAATCTTCAGAATCCTCTAATGCAATCGCATCGTCTTCTATATTTATTTCATCTTCTGCCATATTAATATCCAAATGTTGAATCTGCTACAGGCATACTTCTAGTAGGTGTGCCATGTGGGTCGTAATCAAATATACTAAATCGTGGTCTTGACATTATACCATATCTTAGGGCATCATACAAGTGGTCTTCTGCTCTAGTATCTACATCTTCAGGATTCTTTTTATCCAAAGGTATAGCTGGTAATTGTGACACCATATTAGTACAGGTATCAAAGAACACTATTCTAGGCTCTTCTGTATATTCATCTACTTGCAAACGTCTATGTATCTCATTCTTTCCTGATACACGACTACCTTTACTTCTGTCTGAAGGTCTAAATCTACACCCTCTCATAATCATTTGTTCTGCTAGTGAAGGTCCTGTATCTCCACGTTTGTGCCAAAGAGAACTATCTAAGACACCATACTTTATATTACCATCTTCAGCTTCTAACTCATTAATCATATCTGCCAAATCTGTGGCAAGGACTTTGCTAACATAGAGTTCTCTATAAACAATAAGTTGTTCAGATGGTGAGACAGCAAACCATAACACTCCACTAAAAGAACCATACCCATAATCACAAGACCTAAATTTGACCCAATTACTAGGGATGTGGAAAGGCTCAACCACGTGAATATCACGATTAAATTCCGTAAAGGCAGCACCTTCTTTAATATCCCAATCGCCCTCAAGTAATTGCCTACGTTGTTGCTCTGGGAGTGATAACAACATTGCTTCGTAATCACCTTCTCTAGAGAGATACGGATTGTCAGATAATCGTGCAGGGATAAACTTCCTTTTAAATAATGCTTGTCCAGCTTTGCTATGTCCTGCTGGATACTTAAGTACTTCGCCTGTCTCAATATTTGTCGCATCGAATGTCTTTCCATAAGGAGCAGGGTCAATAAACATTTTTTTAACCCAACCATGTCCCGGACCTCCCGGGTTAGTGGTTGCTCTCATATAGATTGGCAAGTCTGATGATGCTGTTCTTAAACGTGAACGCATGTAGTTCCACGCAAAAGGAGTTGCCCATTGGGTTAACTCGTCAAAACCTATCCAACTAAATGCCAATCCTTGATATCTTAATACGTCATCGTCTCTGTCAAGGTATGACATCCACAATCTAGCACCTGATGGTGCTACCCATTGCATCTTTCTCTCTGACCATTTTATACCCTTCCAAATCTTAGGGTATATTTCTTGCGACTTCCATACTAACTCTCGTAGTTCTTCTGTTGTATGTCTTAATAGTAATCCACTAAACGATGGATGACCCATGTATCGGAGTGGGTCAGCAAGCATGGCATAACTTTTGCCACCACCTGCACTACCTCCATATAATACTTCTCTTTCACCTGCAGCAAGAAACTGCGTTTGTGGTCCTGTGTTTGGTTTAAATACTACGTTAAGAGATTCTTCATCGTCTACACGTTCTACTTCTACTACACTAGGCTTTTGAACCGAGTCTTTCTTCTTCGATGGCTTTCGCCTTTTCGATTGCTTTCTGGGCATACTCAGACCATTTTCTGAGAGTTCTAGCTTGGTTCTTACGTTGTTGCTCATGCATTAACCTTTTTCTTAATCCTACGTGAGATATCTCTCTACCTGTTTTTTGAGTAACCCAATTAGCAACTTGCCGAAAGGAATACTGTTTTACATATTTTCTAGCCATCTCAATGGCTTCAAGTTCAAAGGGTATCGGATTAAGTATGTCAGGGTCTTCTTCATTCTTCTCATAACCAAAAGGTATTATTCGTGATATACGTGGTATCTTAGACCACTCTTTACCTTCTTCATCTTTTACATCTGTCGGTTGTGGTAACTTCCACTTACCTAAACTTCTATTCATGTTACTCTTTATTTTTTGGTGGTAATATCATTACTCCACCTGATGCTTCTACTTGTACCTTCTCAGTCTTAATTAAACCTACTCTGTCTAGCAGTTCCTTGCTTGCTGAGAGCTTGTCTCGTATACCAAGCTGGGTAGGGTCATCTACACCACTTACCATAGCCACAGCGGCTTTAGGTGCATTTCTACCCATATATAACTGTGTAGCTTCCATAATCTCTTCTTTAAGAGACTTTATTATATCTGTTGTACTAGAAGTTTCAGAGTATCCTGCAAGGACTTTAGCCTGTGCTACATCCCCACCTGCACCATCAAATAGTACATCAAGAAACTTCTGTTGTCTTTCAGTTAGTTGTCTACTCATACTGGTATATTCTCTCTATGATACTGTCTATCAACGATTGCTATTAAACGTTTGGCTCTTTCAGGTGTTTGCCTAAACCACCTGCTGTTTTCCATTTCATCTGCCATTCTATGCCAATCTAAATCTTCTACAGCAGCAATCATATTTTTAAATTTAGATAGCCTTGGTCTACCTAATTGAAAACACATATTTGCTAATACATGTTGTATATCATCAGGTAGGTTGTCAAATTGAGAGAACAATAAGTTACAATCTTTTATAGTTGTTTTAATGTCTCTCTCAAACCAATCATTTACTTGTTCATTAGGTACTTTAGTTCCTACAGGTTGGTCATAGTATTCTGTATCCCATTCAGTAATAAGGTGACCTATTCCTCCGGTTAAATGCCCAAGTGAGCAATAATATGTTTCGTATTTAATTCCTTCGTCATTAGCTAATTCATCTTGTAGTTT